CAGGAAAGCAATGTGTTCCTGGTCACCTTCCCTGTTCAGGGCGTGGCTGGGAGAAGTATATTATCTCCGTCCACCTTTAACTCGTGTTCTTTTTCTGGATTTAAGTATAGCTTTTCCACGAGTGCACGAATCTTCACTAGGCGATCGTTGCTTTGCCTCTTCCTGCTGGACTTCTTGAGGATCTTTGTCTCTTTTAGCTGCGATAACATCCCCGTCGACAACAATTGATACATTGCTGTTTGACGGGGGTTCAATTTCACGGCAAAGTGGGGGACAAAGGAGGTCCTTGGAGTGTTTAACGGAATCCAGCCAGCTGTCGAACAGCTGTCTGTCGAAGTCTGGTAGGTGGTGCTCAAATTCCACGTCCATCCAGCCATCAACATTCTCATTGGGGTATTGGTCTGAGTCGGCAAATTTGCCCCACCAAGTTCCCACATTGAGGAGTCTTTCAGGCCGAAAGGGTGACAACAGTAACACTTTTCTGCAAAATGGGCCAATGACTGGTGTGTTTTTATCCGTTGCCACGTATGACATGGATTTCTCGACCAGCTTGATTTCATGTGGCACATTTTCAGGTAAGCGAACCGTCGTGTGGAATTTAGCGAGCTGTCTTTTAACATCGCACATACTGTTAAGACTGCCATTCCATACTTCTGGTGAATAATAGCGTGCCAAGAAGTTGACTCCTCGATACCCTCTTGCCACCACAGCGGCTTCCAAGACGAGTCCCACGCTCTTGGCTGCCCACTCATGGTGCTTGGGTTCGAGGTCAGCATCGAGGCCATCGTCACCAAGATGTATTCCGAGTGCTCCGAACGCCGCCTCCGGGGAGAGATATACACCTTCTCTTTGCGTGTGTCGGTACGCAAGATAACTGGTGAAGGCGGCGCGCAGGGTTTGGAACAGGCTGGTTGCTGAGCAGCCTGATCCATGCGAAGATCCTTGTTCGAATGATGCTCCATTTGGTAAATACCCTTTATTATCAACGTTCCTCTCTAACAATTGATTCAAATGGGCCCGGTGGTTTGGAAAGGCCTTCATACAAACCATCCTATCGACGTTACGTAAAGTGTAAGATATCGTTCCGTCCATACGGTGATAATCTGACACATTTACAAAATCCGCCTTACTGCATATCTCAGCGACACGGGTAGCGATCTGCAGTGGCGTTTTACCAGGGCCATACCAAACGAATTGCTTACAATGTTCAGATAACGCGAGCGCAAACGTCGCCATATCTAACTTATCTAAGTCATCATACGTTGATATATTCCTGGGATCTTTAACATCCGGATAGGCCTCCGCCTTGATAAAGCACTTCAGGATCCGCTTGAAAACGGGTCCATGCGAAAACGCTTTAACAAGGCTTTGTTTTTGAGCCGGGGTGGTCTGTTTTTCTTCTACAGTTTCCACCATCTTCGGGTGTAACAAGGTGCCCCCACAGACGAACTTCGCAAATTCGTCCATGCATTTATCCCTGAAGTGGTTATGCTTCGGCTCTGGTTTCTTCAGATTATTGATGCGTCCGTCGACACACCTGTCCTCTGAAGCCCTGCAAACGTACGGCGTAAAAGCTCCATGGATAATTGGTGACATAAAGGGTGTTAACTTTGGTCGTTCCTCCCCTGTAAATCGTTTGTGATCGTGCAAATAAGCCCGAACAGCATTCGTAACAGGAAACACGTATGGATCAGCATTGACGTTCTTTGTACGATGGTATTCTGTCAGCACTGCTGCAGATGCCTTCGCATTCGGAATGGTTTCATCTAACCAGGAAGCAACCGATGGTAGTTGCAGCTTGGTTGATCCTAAGCGCGATATCGCTCCAATCGCTTCATCAATGCTCGCACTCACTGTGGCGCACAGGAAGCTATTGGGTCTTGATATGGACACAAAAACGTCTCCAGTGGGCTTCACCACCTTCATACGCACGAAATTGCCATCTTCCGTGTGTACAATGGGGTTGAGTCTCTCGAGAGGTTTTTCCTCCAATAACCAAGACGCGAGGAAAGTGCCGAGAATCCCAAAAGTCTTCATCGGCGCCAGCAGCACAAGCTGGCGGTTCTTCGCTACTTGCTTACGCTCAACTGCATAAACAACGGAGCTGAGGGGCACCCCCCATTTCCGCTTCGTCACGCGGATTGCATCTTTTCCATAGTCCCATAATGAGTGTTGATATTTCCCTCCTCCACTAACGATGGTTACGAGCTCACCTTTATCGTTAAAGCAGTAGGAGGTATTATCAACATTCGTAGCGCTCGCCGTCTCTGGGACCATGGTGTATAACACCACGGCCTTCGGATCTTCGGCCAGTACCTTGGGCATGTCAATATAGTAATCCACGTCACACATATAAATCAAATCGGTATCACCAATCGGATCTTTGCAGTTGGACGCGTTAACATCTTTAGGCCAAAACCACTGTCGTGAACCTTTCAAGCCACGTTTCTGATCAGAACGTGACATGCCCACGACGTAAGGGTCCACTCCCAGCAAAGATGCTAAAAGTAAAACCGTTTCCGTCGCGGCGGTCCGGGCGCCAGCGGCCAGGGCGTGGGTGTGGTCCGGTTTAGCTACAACCGGTGCCACGTTTGTGTCGGTGAACGTGTACCTAATCAGATCCGTCTCATTCTGCGGTTCTGCGGACATCCACTGACACAAGGACGAAGCGTATTCACGCAAACTCTCCTTCTTTCTCCAAACGCCAAGAAACACTATAGTCGTTCCTCCTACCAACATTATGGCGCGTTTAGAAAGCATCGTAGGTGATCA